GGTGGAAAGTTTCCAGCTATTATAAAAACTCTAACGGGTACACAAGGTATTGGTGTTGCAAAAGTAGATAGTATGGAGTCTTTGATTTCTGTATGTGAATCGCTTTGGAAATATGATGCAGCACTTTTGTTACAAGAATGGTTAGATATAGATTTTGATGTTAGAAGTTTAGTTGTTAATAATCGTATTTTAGGTGCGGCAAAAAGAATAACAAATAAAGAAGAATTTAGAAGTAATGTACATTTAGGTGCAACGACAAAGCCATATATTTTAAACGATGAAGAGAAACAAGTAATTCTTGATGCTGCAAGGACGTCAGGTGGATATTTAGTAGGTGTAGACCATTGCATAGTAAATGGAGAGATATTAATTTTAGAGCTTAATGGGTCTCCAGGTATTCGTTCACATTTTGAAGCTTATGATATGGAAGAATGGCCTCAGAAAAATATTGGACCTAAAAAAGATAAAGAAATTTTTGCGATGATGGTAGAATATTTAGAACATGAGTCGCACCGAAGAAGTAGATTTAGAGAAGAAAGTGGTTATATAGAAACAGTTATGATGGAGGGTATTCCAGACCCCATTAGAGCTAAATTCGATACTGGTAATGGAACTAAGGCAACAATGTTTCATGTAGATAAATTAGAAGTTAAAGATAATGTTGCACATTGGGAAAAGAATAAAAAGAAATTTAAATCTAAAGTTCTAGGAATTAGTAAGCCTTCACATATAGGCAACTTGAAGGAGCGCCCAATAATAGAGCATACAATAACATTTAACAATAAAACTTATACTGTACCTTTTGCATTAACAGAAGAAGATTCTCACAGTGAGTTATTGGTAAATAGAGATTTACTTACAACTTTTAAAGTTAGTGTAAATCCGAATAAGCGATTTGTCCTTTCCAATTGGACGGAAAGAGATAAATTACCGGCAGGAAAAGTTGACAAGATGAAGAATATCTGATATACTTATAGTATGAGAGATTTCTACATCAATGTGTTGCAACGTGCAGACAAGTTGCTAGTCCGTGAAATTAAGGACGGCAAACGAGTTAAGCATAAAGTAAAGTATCAACCCACCTTTTATGTCCCTGTTCAGAAAGAAACTGAATACACAACTTTGATGGGTCAATATGTTACCCCCTATAAATGCCTAGATGGTATCTATGAAGCGAAAGCTTTTTTGGATAAGTATGATGGCGTGCCTGATACAGTCTATGGTATGGAAAGATATCCATATACATGGATAGCTGAAAACTATGAAGGCATTGTAGAATGGGATTTTAAACAACTTCATACATTGTCTTTAGACATTGAAGTGGCTAGTGAGAATGGGTTTCCAGACCCAGCTGACGCTCTTGAGGAGTTGTTATGTATTACTGTCAAAAATTATTCTAACAAACAAATTCTTACTTGGGGCACTCAAGACTTTACAACAGATAGAGAAGATGTAAACTATATTCGTTGTTCTGATGAGAAAGAACTATTAAAGAAATTTTTAGAGTTCTGGGAGTTTTTTGACCCAGATATTATTACAGGCTGGAACTGTAAGTTTTTTGATATACCTTATATATGTAATCGTATTATAAGAATATTAGGTGAGGAAGAAATTCAAAGACTTTCTCCATGGAACATTGTACATCCTAGGGAAACTCATGCCGGGTATGGACGACAATTATCTATGTATGATATTTTGGGAGTTTCTATACTTGACTATCTTGACTTGTATAAGAAATATATTTATACCAACCAAGAATCTTATGCACTCAACCATATTGCATATGTCGAGTTAGGTCAAGCTAAACATGATAACCCGTATGAAACTTTTAAAGAATGGTATACTAAAGATTATCAGTCGTTTGTAGAGTACAACATTCAAGACGTAGAGTTGGTCGATAAGTTAGAAGAAAAGATGAAACTCATTGAGTTACAACTTACAATGGCTTATGAGGCTAAGATTAATCCGAATGATGTATTTTCTCAAGTTCGTATGTGGGATGTTATTATCTATAATTTTTTAAGAGAACAGAACATTGTAGTTCCTAGAAAAACACAAAATAAAAAATATGGTAAATACGAAGGCGCATATGTAAAAGAACCTCAAACAGGATTGCATAATTGGGTGATGTCGTTTGACTTGAACAGTCTATATCCACATTTGATAATGCAATATAATATTTCTACAGAAACTATGGCTCATGCAAATAATGGAGAAGTTAATGTAGATAAAATGTTGAATCAAGAGGTAGTTATTCCTGATGATAACCATGCAGTAACTCCTAATGGTGCAAGATTTAGGACAGATGTTCAAGGGTTTCTCCCAGCATTGATGGAGAAGTTTTATACAGACCGTGTGAAGTTTAAGAACTGGACTATAGAAGCTAAAAAGAACTATCAGAAAAGTAAAGATAAAAAGTATCTAAACGAAATATCTAAATATAACAATATACAAATGGCTAGAAAAATAGCCTTAAATAGTGCCTATGGGGCAGTTGGTAACCAATACTTTCGTTATTATGATGAGAAGATGGCAACAGCAATCACAACATCTGGACAGCTGTCAATACGTTGGATTGAAAAAGAAGTAAACGGTTATTTAAATAAAATTTTAGAAACTGAAAATGAAGATTACATTATTGCATCAGATACAGACTCGATATATGTTAGTTTCGATAGACTTGTACATAAGTCTTTTAATGGAAGAGAAGTATCTACGGAAAGAGTCATCAACTTCCTTGATGATGTTGCTACGAAAAAGTTGGAACCGTTTATTGTTAAGTCTTATACGAAGCTTGCAGAATATGTAAATGCATATGAACAGAAGATGGATATGGCGAGAGAAGTTATCGCCGACAAGGGTATCTGGACAGCCAAGAAACGATACATTCTAAACGTACATGACAGTGAAGGTGTCAAGTATACTGAGCCACAAATAAAGATAATGGGTATTGAGGCTGTAAAGTCCTCAACACCAGAGCCTTGTAGAGATAAAATTAAAGAGGCTCTTAAAATAATTATTAACGAAGATGAAGCAACATTAAACACATTTATTCAAGATTTTCGTAAAGAGTTTATGCAGATGGAACCAGAAATGATTGCATATCCTCGTTCATGTAATGGTGTGAAAAAATGGGGCAGTAGTTCTACTATATTTAAGACAAGAACTCCTATGCACATAAAGGGTGCATTAATATATAACTTTTTGTTAAAGAAACATCAGTTAAATAATAAATATCCATTTATACAAGAAGGCGATAAGATAAAGTTTCTCGAACTTAGAACTCCTAATGCAATGCAAGCGAATGTCATTTCATTTATGACTAAGTTGCCGAGAGAATATGATTTGAAAAAAGTTATCGCTTACGACATAATGTTTGATAAAAGTTTTGTAGAACCGTTGTCATTCATATTAGACCAGATAGGATGGCACGTTGATAGAAGTTACGGAACACAAAGAACTCTGGAGAGTTTATTCGGCTAATGTTGGGTGTAGTTTTACCGGTATACAGAGAAGATGATTTACAACAAACGGTTACAGAGATAGTCGATGCTTTTTTATGGTCTCCAGGAATTGCATATCATATATGTGTAGTAGAACACTATGATACTGGATTTGCACATCAGCAAGTAAGTAGAAAACAAAAGATAGAACCAGATACGTCATGGGATAGCCCAGACTATAATATTCATTACATTAGATTACCTAGAAAAACTAAAATACAAGAAAGAATGGTGGGTAGTTTTATAGGCTATCAATGGTTAATGGAGAATACAGACTGTGTAGCTATTACAGATTTAGATGCAGACTTATCTCAAAATTTAAAACAGTTGAATTTCGGACACCAAAAAGTGAAAGAAGGAGTAGACTGTGTTATTATGAGTAGACATAAAGAAAGCTCTGCTTCTGATAGAAGTAAAAGTAGAACTAGAATTTCTAAGTTTATAACCTTTACTTGTAACTTGTTGACGAAATTTAAATATCCCATTACAGACTGGTCTCATACATATCGTTTCTATTCTAGAGATGCGATGCAAAAGATTTTGAATGTTGGTTTGATTGTAGAGCCCGGTGTAATGCCTATGGTGATATTGTTAAACTTGTTACAAAATGGTTGTTCGGTGGAAGAATATACTACCTCATACAAAGAAGTACCTGGTTCTCATGTTAAAATGAAAAGATATGCTAGACATTATCTTTGGAATTTATTGAAAGGAATTATGATATATTATCGTGCAGAGAATTATACAAAATTGGCTATACGGGCACAGACATCCTGAAACACCATCTTATGTGACATTTTTTGTTAATAACATTTGTCAGTTAAGATGTGATATGTGTTTCTATTGGGATGCGATGCAGAAGGAAACTAAGCAGTTATCTCTTTCAGAAATTGATAAAGTTTCTCGTAGCCTACCAAATCTATTACAACTAAGTCTTACAGGGGGAGAACCTTCTTTACGGAAGGATCTTGCTGATGTCGTGGGCATTTTTTGCAGGAATTCTAATGTAGCAAGATGTAGTATTAATACTAATGGTATGTTGTCAGACCGTATTTACAAACAAGTAGATACATTTGTTAAAGAAAATCCAGATACAGAGTTTAGAGTTTCTATTAGTATAGATGGTGATGAAAAACTACATGATAAAATAAGAGGCGTTAAAGGTAGTTACGGCAAGGCGAAACGTACTATGTCGAAATTGCGAACCCTTGACTACAAGAACCTGCAACTAGACGTATGCACAACTATTAGTACTTGGAACTGGGAAACCTTTTTTACATACGTTAAAGAAATAGAACGAGACTTTGACCCAGACATTTATGTAGTTAATTATACGAGAGGTATTACTAAAGAAGAAGGTGCAGATGATATACCACCAAAAGCTTATAGTAAGATATCGGAGTATGTAAGAAATAAAAAACGAAAAAGTCATCTGCTCATTAAGACTTTAGATAGAACCATGTTGGAAGAGATTGATAGAATTGTCAATGAGAATACTTTTAAATATTATTGTACTGCCGGTAAAAAGTTGATAACGATATACGAAGATGGTAGAGTTATGCCCTGTGAAGTATTGCAGACAATGAAAGATGAAGATTTTGCTTGTTTGGGTTCTTTAGAAACATATAACTACAACGTACAAACATTATTGAACAGGCAAAGAGCTGTAAAGTTGAAAAACTGGATAAAGGATGAGAAATGTTTTTGTACTTTTGAATGTGCTAGGTCTAATGATGTGGCATTTAATAAACAATATGGAACAGTACTGATTAAGAATTTTTGGAAGGAAATGACAAATGTATAAACTATCTATTATTATTCCTGTGCATGAGTACAGACCTCAATTTTATGCTTTGTTAAAACAACTCTATAAGTATAAATGGTCTGACACAGAAATTATAATTGTAGGGGATAGATATAGAATAACCCCTGAGTCTTTAGGAGATATAGTTCCTGATTTTTCAGACTTAAACATTATGTATTCAAAGATAAGACTGTATGCAGGCTTAGCTAGAAATAATGGGTGGGTTTCATCTCAAGGAGAATATCTTTTATTCTTAGATAGTGATATTGTTATAGACAACAATTTCTTACGAGATGTATACAGTCTAATAGACAAAGAAGATATTACTATCAGTTGTTTTCCACAAACACAATACAAAACATCTAATATTCTATCAAAGTTTAGAGCTTTGAATGAAAAATTTACAACGTGGGCAGTCTATAAGAAAAGAACTAAAATGCATGAACTACATGGATATGCTTGTTTGTTTAGAAAAGATATATTTTCCAGGGTCGGTGGTTGGGGATATTACCCCACGACAGAACACGAAGAGTTTGCCCAACGAATTCGGGAAGATGGTTTTGATATTACTTTAGAGTACGATATACCTGTAGGGGCGTATCATAGACCTAAAGTAGCCTTTGCATCTTTCAGTAGGTCGAAGATGTGGGCTAAAATGAAATTAAGAGGTCTTGTATCTTTTGATGATACTAAGAGTAAATACACAGCAATAGGATGCGCCCTGCCAAGTTTAGTAGTGTTGAGTTTAATAACAGGAAATATTCTGCTTGCAATTGCCTTTTACCTGTGTTATAATTTATGGTTTAGAAAGTTTCTACATTTCGTTGGGGACGAGTGTAAACTTCTGGAATATTTGCCGTTACAGTTATGTCATATGATGTGGATATCATTGGCTTTATTTGGGTCTATAGTAGGAATGTTAAATGGAAAATCTAAACTTATATAGTTATCTTAAAGAACACGACTTTTATTTAAACGAAGGTCAATTTCGTCATTGTACAGGTTTATATGGCAAGGAAGTTTTTAGAGAAACAATTGCAAAGTATGTTGAACAACAAAGACCTCCTTTTCCATATAGAGATATACCATATGATGATATGGTAAATAACTTTCGTAAACTTCAGAAGGCAGACTATTCTAAGTTTATTACTCCTGTAGAAAAAGTAGAGAATGAAATTATTGAAAAATACGATGACTACAAATATCCTTTCAAAGATTATGGTTTAGGTTTAATAGATACATCATCCTCTTTTAATACTTGTAGTGATTACTTTATGAATGAACTTAGGTTAGGATGTGGGTCGTATGGTTTTGTGGCACCTGCTGAAGTATGGGAAAAAGGGACTGCAAAACAGATATGGTCATCTATAGGTGGGCTGTGGCGTGGAGTAAACAGTACAAGAGATTTAAGTGAAAAGAGTGTGATGGAAGTTCTACGTCTTGGCACATATATTGCCACACAGTTCAAACCTATAGTTGCAAAAACTATTTACAATATGACAGGGGCTAAAACAGTACTTGATACATCTATGGGTTGGGGTGATAGACTAGCCGGCTTCTTTGCGTCTGATGCAACACACTACATTGGCTGTGACCCAAACCCTAATACATTTGCAGTATACTCAGAAATGATTAAAGAGTATAATAAAATGTCACCAGGCAAGACTACACAAATATACAGATGTGGTGCAGAAGATTTACCGTGGGATAGTATTGAGAATGTAGATTGTGCATTTACTAGTCCACCATATTTTTCTACAGAAACTTATAACAAAGGTGGTGAGTTTGAAGAGGACCAGTCTTGGGCTAAATTTAATGAGTATGAAAAATGGCGAGATGAGTTTTATCTTCCTGTGGCACTAAATAGTTATAATAGTTTAAGTGAGAAAGGATTTTTGTTGACAAATATTATGGACCCTAAAATCAAAGGGACAAGATATCACTCCTGTGATGACTTGGTAGACCACATTCCTAATTTCATAGGACAAATCGGCATGAGAATTATGCAACGTCCTCAAGGTAAGAATAAGTTTAAAACTAAAGAAGAATTACTAGAGTTTATGAATAAGCTCTACATTGAGAATGTATGGTGTTTTGGAAAGAATAAAGAATTTGATTTCTTCCGACACACTAGACGGGCAACATTGGAGGGATTATTTTAATGTTGAAGTCATTTTTTAGAAGTAGAAAATGGGCCTTATGGGCCTGGGGTGGTGGTGGTTTACTTGCCACATCTCTATGGGTACAAGTACAAATAACTGTAGCCATAAACACATGGTATGGTGGGTTCTATAACTTACTACAAACAGCAGCAGAGTATAAAGATAAACAAGGTGAAGGCATTGCATTATTTTACGACAAGTTAATCAGTCTGTCTTATTGGACTAATGGATTTGAAGGCGAACCATCGTTTGCAGTACTGGCATTTCCTTATGTAA